CAATACCATCTTTGAAGCGAACGGTTATGAAAGATTTAAAAGATATACTAACTCATTTAGAACTTTGGCATGATAATGATTTTAATATTACTGATAGAATATGGACATACAATAACTCGTCTATACAATTCATTTCTACGGATGATGCAGAAAAACTTAGAGGTGTTAAGTCTGATATACTTTATATTGATGAAGCATCTGAGATTGATGAAGAAGCTTATTTCCAATTGGCTATTAGAACAAGTGGAAAAATTATTCTAACATACAATCCAACTATATCACCTGTCCATTGGTTAAGGAAGATGGAAGATTGTGATAGGTACATAACTACATATAAAGACAATCCTTTCTTACCTGCTGATATGGTAAAGGCAATTGAAGAGTTAGAATTTAAATCACCTAAGAAGTGGATTATATATGGTAAAGGAGAATACGCACCCAATGATGCTTCCATATTTGAATTTGATTTAACAGATAAATTAGAAGGAGAACTAATCGGATATGGGATGGACTTTGGATATTCACAAGACCCTACATCTTTGGTTGCTCTATATAAGCAAGGAGATACTCTGACAATCCAAGAACTCTTATATGAGAGAGGTTTAGTAACAAATGATATAATCACTAAGCTCAGAGGATTTGGAATCAACAGAGAGGAGATATGGTGTGATTCTGCAGAACCAAGATTAATAGACGAAATATATAGAGGAGGGTTCAATGCAAAGCCTGTAAAGAAAGGAGCTGATTCAATTAACTTTGGAATATCAGTATTACAAAATTACAAATTGTTAGTCCATTCAAAATCACAAAACTTAATTAATGAAATGTATTCTTACCAATGGGCAACTGATAAGTATGGATACCAATTGGATAAACCAGATGGTGGTTTAGACCATGCTATAGATGCAGCAAGATATTGCGCAATGATGAAATTAACAAAACAAAATCAAAACAAAGGAGTATATGCCATATCTGTCAGATGATGAAGTAAAAGAAATAGATGAATATGTAAATTCATTAGAAGGTAATGTAGAATACTACAGAGAGTTGTGTGCCATACTACAAACACAAAGAGATATGGCAGAATCAAAGCTAAAGATGCTAAGAGCAGAATTAATGGATAATAAAAGAACTGAACCAATAACAATAAAAATATGAGTGAGCAGATAGTAAGTGTAACCATACCACAAAGTTGGTCTGAGATAACATTAGAAAAATATCTAAAGTATAGAAAGAACTTAGATATGTTTAAAGATGATGAAGATTATAATGAGCAAACTCTTTTGATTGCTTTAGATATTCTATGTGGAGTAGATATAAAGTACATTACTCAAATAGGATTGGATAATTTAAAATTGATTCAAGAAGACTTATCATCTTTTATGGGTAAAACAGATTTTGAATTACAAAGGTTAATAACAGTAAATGGTGTAGAGTATGGGTTCGAACCTAACTTATCTAATATTGCATATGGTGCTTATTTAGATATAAGTAAGCATGATACTATTGCAATAGATAATAACTGGCAAAAGATAATGGCAGTATTATATCGTAAGGTAAAGAGTAAGAGTGGTAAGTATTATGATATAGAACCATATACAGGTAACGAAGATTATGAGTGGGTTAAGAACACAACAATGGATATCAATTATGGGTGCCTGTTTTTTTTTATCAATTTATCAAAAGACTTAGTACTCTCTACCCTGAAATCTTTGAAGAAGGAGGAATGGGAAACCCATCAATTATTGAAATCAATCATGGGAAAAAATGGAGAGGGTATGCTTCAATTGTTGAACTCGCAAATGGAGACATCACAAAGTTTAATGAGATAGCAGATGAACCGTTAGAGAAGTGTTTATTGTACCTATCATATAAATCAGATACGAGAGTTGTTCAAGACCAAGTTCACAGATTGGCAATGAAAGGAATGTAAAATTGGAAATTTAATTATTTAATTGTTAAATCATTATGAGACGGAGTAAAGAATACGGAATCTATATTGGAGAAACACAGGGATTGGCGACGCCAGGTCCTGGTAGTAGAAGAGGTTGTTTGTGTAAAGGAGCTAAAAAGTATAGTAGAGAGTGTTGTGATGGTAGATTGTGGGGACAAGGAATAGGTAAAACTCAATCTCCATATCCTACAAACGAATAAAATTATACGAAAGATAATTTAATTGTTAAATCTATAAATTATAATCACAAATATGAAACCACAAACAGTACTTAATAAGATTATGACTCTTCTTTCAATTCAAGAAGAAGTTAAACTTGCTTATGGCCAATTGGCTGATGGAACTATTTTAGAATCTTCAACATTCGATGTTGGTGAAGCAATTGATATTGTTTCAGAAGATGGAAGTAAATCACCTGCACCTAACGGAGAGCATGAGATTGCATTAAAAGATGAATCAGGTAATGAGGTTATCATTAGAGTAATCGTAGCAGATGGTAAGATTACTGAAAGAATGAATGTAGAAGAATCAGCACCAGAAGCACCTGAAGAATCACAATCTGAGATTGAAGTAGAAATGGCTGAAGAAGTTGTTCCTGTTGAAACTATTGCAGAACCTTCACAAGATGAAAGAGATGCTAAGATTGCATCATTGGAAACAAAGATTACAGAGTTAGAAGCTCTTATCAATGAATTCAAAGCTTACAAAGATATGCAGATGGAAGATGTTGATGTTCCACAATTAGATGGAGCTCCTATTGAAGAAGCTAAATTCTCAATCGGACATCAATTCAAATCTCAAAAACCACAGAGTACAATAGATAGAGTTTTCGCTAACCTATCGAAATAAAATAATTAATAATTTAAAAATTAGTAGAAATGAAACAAAGACAAAATTTTGCAACAACTACTTCAATAACCACTACCTATACAGGAGATTTTGCTGGAAAATATATCGCAGCAGCTCTTTTATCAGGTAAGACATTAGACCAAAGAGCAATCACAATTGTTCCTAATGTGAAGTATAAGCAAGTAATGAAAAGAATCGCAACAACTAACATCATCCAAGATGCTACTTGCGATTTCGCAGCAACAGGCTCAGTAACTTTAACTGAAAGAATTTTAACTCCTAAAGAATTGCAAGTTAATATTGAACTTTGCAAGAAAGACTTTAGAAGTGACTGGGAAGCAATTGAGATGGGATTCTCAGTATATGATAATCTTCCTGCATCGTTCACAGATTTCTTATTGGCTCAAGTAGCAGGTAAAGTTGCAGAAGCAACAGAACAAGCTATCTGGTCAGTATCAGCATCTGGAAGTGGTAATTTCCAAGGTTTGTTAAACCAATTGACAGCAGGTGGTTCTGGAGCAGTATCTTCATCTGCAAGTGGTTCAATCACTTCAGCAAATGTAATCGCTGACTTAGAAGCATTAGTATCTGCAATTCCTGATACAGTTTATGGTAAAGAAGATTTAACTATCTACATACCAACAAACGTAGCAAAGGCTTACCAACAAGCATTAGGTGCTAACTACGCAAACGGATACAATAACATGGTAACAGTAGGTCAAAAACCTTTTGATTACAATGGTATTCCATTATTCGTAGCACCAGGTTTACCATCAAACTATATGGTAGCTGCTGAGAAATCTAACTTATTCTTCGGAACTGGTCTTTTATCAGATTCGAATGAAGTAAAAGTATTAGACATGGCAGACTTGGATGGGTCACAGAATGTGAGAATCATAATGAGATATACGGCTGGTGTTCAGTTTGGTATCGGTTCTGACATCGCTATCCATAAAGGAGCATAATAATTAACAAAATTCAAATAGGTGGGGGAGTATCGTAGAACAAAAACCCCACTTATTTATCATTAAAAAAATAATAAAACTATGGCATGTAATTTAGCTTCATCTAGAACAGAACCTTGTAAAGACTCAGTTGGTGGTTTACAAGCCGTATATTTCATTAACTACAATGATTCAGCATCATTTGCATCTGAAGATGCTGATGGTTTAATCACTTCATTGGGTGCATCTACAACGGTGTACAAATATGATTTGAAAGGAACATCAACATATACAGAAACTGTTAATACTTCTCGTGAGAACGGAACTACTGCATTTACGCAGGAAGTTGTTCTTAACTTAAAGAAATTGACAAACGCAATGACTAAAGAATTGAAAGTTTTAGCTTACGGAAGACCGAGAGTTATCGTTTATACAAATGCAGGAGATGCATTATTAGTAGGACGTAGATTCGGTGCAGATGTAACTGCTGGAACTATTAGTACAGGTGCTGCATTGGGAGACCTTTACGGATACTCTATTACCTTAACAGGTTTAGAGCCTCTACCGGCAGCATTCTTATCTGGCTCAACCACAACAAATCCATTCGCTGGATTAAGTGGTTCAATCACAGTAGCAGCAGGACAAGTAGTGTAATCGAAATATACGATGTAATAAAAGAGGTGTTCAGTAATGAGCACCTTTTTTTATGCTAATACTATAATAAACCAACTTAATATAAGTTTGTTATATAGAAGATACAATCTAAATACGAGATAATGATTACTTATTATATATCAGCTTCAAATAATACTGCATTC